ATTAATGTATAATCACCCATCTCTCTTCTTTTGCATGAGCTGTATACCGTGTATGTCTACACCCACATTTTCAGTGGGTTTACACCCTTCACCTATTTCTAATACAGGTGTATATACGTGTTCTTCGTTGAGTGTCGTGAGATTTAACACGTCTAAATTTTTTACTTGTAGTTCGTCAAGTTTTAGTTTTGTGCCTCCTATATCGACGACTTCCTTCGTGATCGAATCATACGCAAGTAAGTTCGATGCACTCGCATTACGTATTGGACTTATGTATAATCCGCTGTGTTTGATATCACGAATGGCTTCATCTGATGCATTAAACACAATGGAGTTTCTTGGCTGACCGGAATCCGCGTGTTTTCCAAGTCGTACCATATCGGTAGGCTGATTCAAACCAGAATTCTTTACCATTTAATATAGCGATGCATTTTAATTTGCGTATACTAAACCAGCCATACCGTTTTCAACTCTCAATATGTTGTAATTGACCGCATATATAGGGTCTGTAATATTCATACTTTCACTAATAATCTTTGCCGAATCAAGGCGGCTAAAGTTGAGCGTACCTGTGGGCTGTAAAGAGCTCGTCAAAAGACAGAAACAATACAAGAAAATATCTGGAGATGTCACATAATTCGTGTGATAATATGCCATCACATCTATGAAATGTGGTTTCGCCCATCTGAACTTGCCTATATCGAGTCCATTTATATTTAATTTAATGCGGTTGGATTTGGATGTCAAAGCACCGCTCGATGTCGTATCGGAACATGCGAGATATTTCACTGGGTGATTAAATGTGAGGTCTTGGATGAGTTCACCCGATGGGATATTCTTTTGAACTTGTGTGATCAACATTTCGTGGTTTCTAGACGCGATGTTTCCTCTTTCTTCGTTGTCCAAATAATAATAGTTGGCGTAAACATCGTAGTTATAGTTCGAATTCACACCGTCCCCCCAATAAATGCGCAATTCCACATTGTGATAATGCAAAGCAACTATCGGTAGAGCACACTGCGGGCCTTCACAAAAGAAGAACCGAAGTGGATAAAAGTAAGAACGGGAGCTCGTACCACCTGGGTGTGGACCATTTGAACTCTTCGTGACGTTTTGAGCGAATGTATCTATGGCTATGTTCTCTGTAAACGCGGAATCTTGAGAATCTATGAGGTGTCCACCGATATAAAGCTCAACTTTATTTATAATTTGTGACCAATCAGCTTCATCTTTGGCCTCGTTGTTATCATCCATACATATAAATACGTATCCAAGCATATCGCCGGTCTTCTCAAATTTCACTGATGACATGGAGTTACTTTTCACATTCCCCTGTAACAGTTGTTTTTCAACGGACTGTGAAAAATTTGAATGCCGTTTAAACGTCGACGAGAAAAATGAAATCTCTGGCTCACCCATGATGTGTTCATCTTGGGCCCCGATGGCTATCAATTGAACGACACCCGCCGACATTTATAATAATAAAAGGTAAAAAATGTACGTACCTAACGCCCCGACTCCACGAAGGGCATATTCCTATTTTTGCAGACAAATCTAAAAACTAAAAAGTTGTCGGCGCCATCCGTGATGGTGGTGCCATTTTCATCTCTGAGCGTAAACGTCAATCTATCGAGTTTTCTGATTGGCGTGACATACTGAGATAACACGTCGTATTCGTTTTTGAATACGATTGGATTGGAACCACCCTGAATCAATGTACCGAAGCCATTGTTCAAAGTCGTCATGTCCGCTTGACCTTCAAAAATATTAGAAGTTCTTTGTGCGAAATTAGTGTTTAATTCATTGATCGATATGTGACACACATTAGAACCAACTGCATCAATTCTAGCGGCAGAGAGCCGAGCTTGAACGATATTTTCCAATGGTTGTGTGAGATGCACAGTGAAAGTATTTTTACTATCTTGGCCGATGGTATCCACCGTTATGGAATGATACTCGTACTCAAAATCTGGTAATTGTGTGCGCGTCGCAGTCACAAGACTCATTTACAATAACTTAGATTAAAGATCCACCAATTCCGCCGACAATCTTCGCGTCAGCGCTTCTGCGAACGAACGCTTGGTCACCACAGATACCACCTGGAGACAAGGACTTGGTGTAGTACGCGGAGTCCTTGGATCCTGGAACACACTCGATCTTGTGCTCCAAGTCAAAAATGGATTCGGCAGCGCCTTCGGGGGCTGGTTCGATGTTGATTGGTCTGGGCTGGTACTCACTGCGAACACCCGCGAAGGTCACGAGGACCGACAAGAGGCAGAACACAATGACGATGGCCGTGAGGGTGTTTCGGTTTGTGGCGTTAAGCTTCATTTATTATGTATCCAACATTTTTATATAAAGTGCGTTAAAGAATTTGGATTACTTTCAAAGTACAGAGTAATGGACGGTGAAATCGTACTCGACCGGAGTCATGGTCATGTCATGAAACTAGATGATGATGAACAGGCGCTGATGGATGAGATTGAGATTGAAGCCCCGCGTCCACGTTCTGCCAAACTTGTACCCAAACCAAGTGTGTATCGCCCACCACAGCGTGCGGCACCAGAAGTTCAAGAAGACATCGATGCCTTCGCGAATCCAACGAAACAGAGTGCTCCTCCACCACCACAAGACGAACCAGTCGATTACGGTGAATACGAAGAGGAATACGAGCAGCAGCCATACATGCAGGGTGATTACGCCATGCAAGAAGAAGAACGTCCGTCTCCTGGATACAAGAGCATAGACGAGGAGAAGGCGGATCTCGTAAACAAACTCAGTCGCCTCGAAAAGAAGGGGTTCACTGTGAATAAGCGTCTCAATGTGTACTCGAACATTGATGATCTTAGAACCGAAGTGAAGAGAATTACATATAGTATCGATGTAGACAAGTCTGTCAAGTTCTCCAGGCGCATGTTGATCGCGTGTGTCACGGGTCTCGAGTTTTTGAATAAGAAGTACAATCCATTCGAGATTCAACTCGAAGGCTGGTCTGAAAACGTGATGGAAAACGTAGACGACTACGATGAGGTGTTTGAAGAACTTTACGTCAAGTACAGAACGAAGATGCACGTCGCTCCAGAAATCAAGCTCGTGATGATGCTCGGTGGTTCGGCGATGATGTTCCACTTGACGAACAGTATGTTCAAGTCTGTCATGCCTAACATGAATGACATTCTCAAGCAAAATCCAGGACTCGTGCAAAACATGGTGGATGCCGTGAAGAACACGACACCGAGAGGTGCGATGGAAGCGCCATCCAGTGAACCATCGGGTGAACGCTACGAAATGAAGGGTCCTGGTATCGATATATCCAGCTTGATGGGTAACATCATGATGCCCCCGACACCACCCATGTCTACGTCGGCTCCACAGCCGATCCCGCAAGTGGACGACGATGACGACGATGCAATTTCCGACATCGTAGAAGCCCCAGAAGAAGTTGAAGAGGAAGAGGACGTCAAGGAGGTCAAGGTCTCAGGAACCACTAAGGGAAAGCGTGGTCGTAAGAAGAAGTCAGTAGAAATAAATTTGTAAGCGTACAGTATAAATGATAGGGTACTGTCCCATCGAGGAAGAGGCGCCAGTGCGCCAAGTCCCTCAGATGCGTGCTCCATCTCAGAGAGCTCCGGCTAAGAGCTCTCCAATGGAAGACACGGAGACGAACTATGTGGTCTTATTCTTTATCGCGGGCGTTCTCGCACTCGCCGCTATGGATTCTATTAAAAAGTAAACAACAACCTTTTACCATTCACACAGCACGTGAATGGTAAAAAGAGAAATTTAAGCGTTTTCAAGTTCTTCGACCATTTCCCGGAGTTCATTGATCGCGGCGACCGTGTATGATATCAGCCCCACGTAGTCTAGTTTTGCGTGTTCTTCACCCCAATCTTCGTAGTTAGGTTCGTTCTTCGTTTCGTTCGGGTGTGCATCCTTCCCGAGCTGTACCAAGTGTCTCAGTTCTGGAGCATCGTAGTAGATGTCTTGTGCGATGAAACCGGACTCCGTGAGTCCATTCTTTTCGTACACATACGGTTTCAGTTTGGAAATCGTGTCTAGGGAATTCACGATGATCTCGGAGTTTGATTTAGCTCTCGCATCAGATGTTTGGGATACTGTTATGTTTGTCAAGTTACTTCCATCGCCGTAGTAAAATTCGGCAAATATGTTTCCGTTTATTACCAAATTGCCACCATTTGCACCGCGATCCGTGTAATGACTTGTTCCGAATGATATATCGTGTTGTGGATTCGTATTGTGAAATCCAATTCTCCCGGTTGTATCAGATGTATAACTTTCTGTTATGTAATTAACCGATACACACGCGGTTACTGGATTAACCCATGTGGGAAGTCCGGTTGTTTGATCTACGGCTAATAATTGACCCGCAGTACCTACAGGTAAGCGTTCGAGTGTATCTGTGGCTGAAGCGTATATTATATCACCAGTTTGAAATCCAGAAATACCACTCGTAGAGCTCAATATGATGTTACTTTCTAAACTCGTCAATGTAGATAAAATACCTGTTATAGCGGGTAATGAATTGACATCCGTCCACTGGGGTACACCGGTACCACTCACAGTGAGTACATTATCTTGTGTCGCACTTATACCAAGATTAGACAAATTTCCACTCGTAGATGCGTACACTAAATCACCTTTACTGAAATCGGATGTGATACCAGACGTGTTTGTTATGATCTTTTTTTGATTGAGTGTATTTATCCTAGATGAATTATCATCTAAATCAGTTTGTGATACGATCGATGTCAGGTTAGAACCATCGCCATAAAAAACACTCGCTGTAACGTTTCCAGATACCGAAACGTTTCCACTCGTTTCAAACGAGGTTGTAGGATTTGAAAATGTAACACTATCTGTTGTGGTACTCCCTCTCGTGGTGACCTGTTGGAGTGTGGGTGTCACGGTTCCCTGACCGGATAAATTAGACAATTGTGAGCCGTCACCTATGAGGTATCCACCCACAGTCAAATCCCCACCTATTTCTATATCGTGAGTCGTCGTTCTGCCGTTATCTGTGACACTCTGAAGAGTTACTGACGAAAGATCTATACTAGGACCAGCTGGACTTTTCGCTGTATCTCTTCCCGTCGAACAACACGGCATTCTAAAATTACTTTTTATTATTTTTGAGTCTTTCTATGCGCTCTCTTAGTTCTTGAATTGATTTCACCACATAGGATATGAAATGTAGATACCTTAAACACGCGTGACGTTTACCCCAATCTGAATAATCTGGTTCGGGTGCGTCATCATTTGGGTTGGCATCTCTACCCAGCCACACGATGTGTCTTAATTCTTTTACATCGTAGTACATTTCCTGTGCGATGAATCCAGATTCGCGTTTGTCATCTTTATCATATAACTTTGGTACAAGTCTACTCAATTTATCTAGCGCATACGAAATATTTTTAAATTTTGATTTAAGTCTAAAATCACTATACACATCTAGATACCCATATTTTCCATATACACGTGTAAGTCCAGAAAGACCAAATGTGGTAGAACCGGGTACAGTTGAGGTTTGAGGAAATACTAATTTACTCCCATCACCATGTAAAAATTCGGACCTAATATCTCCTAAAACGTACAAGTGAAACTTTACTCCAGATGGATGCTTATCTGAACCAGTCCCATCGTACGAAATTCCGCTATCTTGATAAAATCCACTTTTTGAAAATCTTGCTGTAAAGTAATTTGTGTTCTGATTTACCTGTATTCTATCAGTCCATGTTCTTATTCTTTGACCTTCTGTATCAACTCTTAAACTTATACCACCTCCATCAGTGAAAATGGGTGGAATTCTTAATTTAAATGGGTCAGATATGTAATCATCTTCTAGATCATTAGTTGGATGTAACCACATTACATTTTCACCCCTTTCGTCTACGCGCAAAATGCGACCCCACCCGGTACCATAGGCTCCAGTAGTGAGATGTGTATTATCCGCAGTCGTTTCTCTCGCGAGATTTCTCAAATCACCGGTTTCGTGTCCGTATAGTATATCACCCGTATTCATAGATGTTAAGTTATTTGTGTTAGAAAACATGGGATTGTTTATTACTGATAAAGCTCTTCCAGGTACATCGGTAACATCTTCTATATCCGCCCACTCGGGATGTTCAGTCGTTGTATTAGCGAATAACACTTGATTTGTTGTACCTATGCTTAGTTTGTCTAACACGCCATCACTCGTAGACGCGAGTAAATCACCCTTTGTAACGTCCGTGAGTCCACTCGTATTTGTGATGATGATATTAGACTCCGTCGCCGTTATTTTAGAATCAAGTGCAGAGAGTTCATACACATTCGCCACCCCGTCTAAAAACTCACCGTTTCCAATGAGTTCTGAACACGTGACGTTTCCGTTCACGATCACGTTTCCATCGGTGTACACGTCTGAAAATGACACTTTATCACTCGTAGAAGCGCCGTATCCTGTGACCGCTTGTAAGTCGGGTACACCGGGATTACTCGGGACGTTTGTCACAAAACTTCCATCGCCTATAAATAACCCATCTGTCGTGACACTTCCATAAACTTCCACGTCATGAGTAGTCGTGTTACCATGTGATGTCACCGTTTCCAAATCTATGATTATTTCATATGGGTCGTAATATTTCTTATACGCCCGCCCATAATCTACACACGGCATCTTGTAATTAGGCTACAATTTTATCAAACACTGCCCTCGCGCGAAATCGTCTGGTTCTTCTTCTTTCATCTTTGGCATTTTGAAGCCACCCTGTTTATACACCCGTAGACGTTTGTTATACATGGCGTGACACACGGACCACTGGTCGAAGATGTCGTAAATGTTTGGGTTGTTCTTCTTTCCTTTCGTCTCACGCATGATTCTGCCTATGGACTGGACGATATCCGATTTAGGGGTCGCGAGAATCACCGTGTCGAGCGTCGGTATATCCAGTCCCTCGTGTGCCTGACTAAACGTCGCGAAAATGATCTTTTTCTTACTAGATTCCGTGAGTTCTGATTCTTTCATACCACCCATGTAGAGTCCGGACGTTTTTGGAAAACACTGTTGAAGCATCATGCAGTGTTGACGACGGTCACTCAACACGAGTAATTGTCTAGTACCCTTCGTGATGCGTTTAATCAGGTCGACTAACATCTTGTTTCGGTCGCGGTTCTCTGAGAGTTCTGTGATCATCGTGGAGAGTGAGAGCTTCCCGAATCGCGTACATGGCGGAGGGTCTCTGAAACGGGGACACTCAAACTCAATTGGAAACACCTCCACGTCTTGTTGATTCTCCCGTTCCACCGCAAAAAATGTGGGACCCATGAACCAGTGAAGCACCTTCGTGAGTCCATCTTTCCTGTTTGGTGTCGCCGACAAACCGAATATGTGATTGGGACACATCTTAAACAGGGATTGACTAAACACCTTCGCGCATATGTGATGCGCTTCGTCTACTATGACCGTGCCTATGCTGTCGAAATCACCAAACGAGTATTCCTTAAGGGATAGAGACTGTAACATGGCGATGACGAAATCACACTCAACCTCTTTCTTGTTTTGTTGTACACGACCGATGGTCGCACCCGGACAAAACTGTTTGATGCGTTCTTCCCACTGATTCGCGAGGAATTCCTTGTGCACGATGATCATGGTTCGGTACCCGAGTTTACACGCGATGGCTAATGAAACGGTGGTCTTCCCGAACCCGCACGGTAGGCTGAGGACCCCGTGACCTGCGTCAATAGCCGCAGCAAGTGCGGCGTTCTGATGGGTGGCGTCCCGGAGAGTTCCATGGAATCGGGTAGAAATTCGTGTAGGCACAGGTCGCTTATCCTCCACTGGTTCTCCCAGTTTACTAGTTCCGTAGTATCTTGGAACGCAGATTCCGTTCTTAGTTGGTCTAAATACCTTGAAAGGGGGAGGAGGAAAGCCAAAATCATCGTTGACGATGGCCCTTACCGTGAGCTCCTTTTTTATTTCTGGAGGTGGATTGTTTACGATGTATCCACTCCGCGTGAGCATTCTAATGTATTAAAGGGTAAAAACTTTAATAGACTAGAAACATGCCCGTTCTTAACGTGGAAGAGAATATTGAAAAGATTTCGAATGATCTCGAAAAGTTGCATCAAGAAATTTATAGACTACAAGGAAGTCTTCGTGTCTTCTTGGGATTTAAGGAGGCTGGTCTAGAGGAGATTGATGTCCCGGAGAAGGAGTCTGAATCGTCTTAATGACCCATGCGTAACCACTATGGTTTGCGACGTTCCAAGCACCACTAAAATTTACTGACATTTTCACTTTGTCACCTTTAGCTAGAGATTGTACGGGTGTGTCACCTTCGACGGTACACATCACACGTCTGTATCTGAAAGGTACTTTTATAGTCAAGACGTTCCCTTCGAGTGGATCGTCCACTCGATTTTTATTTATGATGAATCTAGACTTAGACTCTTGAAGACCGTGTATGTAATCACGAGTTCTGTTATCGACCTCCACGCGTATGTACATTTTAGAGTTGAAATCATACATGGGTGTGTATACCGTGCCCTCTATTGGAATCATGATTTTCTGGTATATATCGTTATTAAAATTAAAGCTATAAGTATGAATAGAATGTGCGTGACTAACACGGGTTGTAAAGGGTAACGGGTCCCGAATCGTTCGTGGCAGAATGAACGTCCGACCTCCACAGCCGCTTCGATACTCGAGTACGGCGTGTATCTCGGAGACATCATTCCACATAGCGCCACGTGTTTGTTTTCGCCAAAGAAGGGTACTTGTCCGTGAAGACTCAAAACACCCGAAGACTGATCGAAGTGCCACCGACCATCCTTCCACTCGGCACCCCACCCTATGCGTACATTCCTCGGTTCAGGAACACCGAGTTGTTGAATCACACTGGGTGTGAGTACATCTGGGTGCGTTGTTAAGACGTCTTCCGTGAGTTCACACACGACACACGAGATGGTCTTACCATCGGCGAGAACCACGGGTTGTAAACGAAGTGGTGTTTCCATACCGAACTCCAAATCTGAGCGTATCCGTATGGGCTCGTCGTAGTCGAGTAAGACGTTAATACACCCGTAAGTGCTCGGACCTATCTTCTTTGTTATGTCTTCGCCCCAATTCTCACCTACCAATTGGAGTGCTTTACTGTTGTCTACACACAAGACGAGTAACCCGTCGTTTATGGTGACCCCGTCCCTGAATTTAGCCTCGTATCCGTCCTCGAGGTACTCGACAGACTCGAGGTGTGTGTTAAACATGAATGTCGCGCCGTTATCCAAGAGCGCCTGTTGCATCGCGTCGCTCATCACTTTTCCGGATACACTCTGTGTGTACTGTTTAGACATGCCCACGTGGTCGAAACTTTTTACGAACTCGTACGCGGACATGGTCTCCCAGTCAACTCCGTCCATGATAAACGTGAGCGTTTGAATCAGACGTTCACCACTCGAAGTCATGTTTCCCAAAGCATCTTTGAGTGAGATGGACTTGTACTTAGTAGGCCTCGCCAACACACGTCCCGCGAGAGAGGCGAGAACCCCGTAATCCTTGATACCTAAATTTCTGAATACGGTTTTGTAAACATCCGTCTTCGCGGGTTGAAACACGTCGTCCCATTCGATTCCCATCTCTCTGAAAAGACTATCGGTGTTTACGAATGCGTTATCAAACACGATTCTGTGTGCGTGTAAATCACGGGTCTCTGTTTCTGGTTCCCACCAAGAACCACCCGCCGATGGTTTGCGATCATATATGATGACCTCGTGGTCGGTGGACCTGAGAAGTTCCCACGCGACAGACATGCCTGTGGGTCCGGCACCCACGATGTGGACTCGCATTTATAATAGTATGCCAAAAAAATATACACATATTATAATGCAAGCTGGAAAGGAACTCAAAAAATTACAAAAGGCGAGGGACGCACAAAAAAAGAAAGTAGAAAAAAGTTATAAAAAATATGATAAAAAACACGTGGCAGGTAGTAGACGTACACCCGTTTATGAAAAAAAGTATGAAACTAATTACAATAAATTGAAAGAAATAAATAAAAAACTTAATAATAATGCGTCTAAAACGTTAATGAAAGAAAAAGGTTTGTTGGGAAAAGATAAAGCACTATCACTTCTTAATGAAATAGAAAGAAAAGGAAAAAATACACCTAACATACCACAAAATATAAAAAATATCATATCCAATCAACTAAAAAGTAGACCAAAGATAGATGTGACTCGAGAATTGGTGTCAAATTTTAAAAAATATCCATTCCATATTCAAAAGAAGATTGTAGATTTGTTGTATAACACGAATGTTCCAGTCAAAAATATCATGAATTATGAAACACTCGAATACATAATGAACAGAATCGATTCAAACACGAACCGTATGATGTATAAACCAATTAAGCATTCAATAAAAATGAAACAATTTATG